TAATATTATTTGCTCAGTTTTAATGTTTCTGCAATCTGCATGAAGCCAATTAACTTTATCCTCAATGACTGTAATCCAATTCAATAGTGGGCTTTTTTGATTCTTGAGAATCGCTTGTCTTGCGTCTTCCGCAGTATATCCCTGTATATCCATATCTCCAGCGCGGCCATATTTATGCTGACTGTATTTTGCGCCAACACTGGTATCTGCCGGACGGAACCCGCGCAATGTGAATGATCCCTTTATATGCCAATTATTTATAGTTACGGGAACTCCGAAAAAATTCCTGATCCCATCAACCATTTTTATCATATTCTGATCAAGTAGAAATAAGGCTTTATCGCCAAATTGCTGATATATTTCGGGAGGTACTAATTCTTGTAATTTAAAATTTTGGGGTTCGTAATATTTCATTTTATTTTTTTACCTTATCTTCCAGTACTGCTATCCTGGGTTTGATCTCTATTACAAAACACGTAAATTGTTTATTTACTTCCTTGATGTCTTCTTTGATTTCTTTCATGTCCATTTTGAAAGAGGTGACAACAAATGTGATATATGTAGCAACTAATGTCATCACCAATTTCATTAAAAAATCGGAATCGAAAACAAATCCCTTCTTATCAATTTTGCGTCTTCTCAAGTTTTTAGACATTCCGTACCTTCTGAGTCTTTAGGCGAGGGTAGTTCACGCTACCGTTCCAAATGCCGGCACTCTCTGAATCTTCTGTACCGTCGGAGAAGATGAACCCTGCTCAACTATCATTCTCCCCACGAGTACGCAACCTTCCTTTATCGCATCAGGCAGGTCCGTAATCATGTCGGATTCCTTCGCCAGTGCCGCGCTTGCAAATTTATTCGATAATACATTGAATATCAATTTATTCGCATCATCAATGGCCCGGAACAAATAATTTATTACAAATTCACCAGGGCTGAGGCTGGCTAATCCAGCTCCGCTTTGATATTGCGTGTTATTGAGTGTTGAACTCTGTGATCTCTGCCAATCGCCACTTCCGTCTTTATACCATAACCACATGTCGTCCCCAGTTGTTTCTGTATCCATGGCAGGACAAACTATAGTTTCCGCGCCATTGCTGACGCTTAACGCACCTAATTCAACATACATCGTTGAATCATTAAGAGTAAAATCAGCAATAATATCGAATTCTTTTCTTCTCTTCTGTATTTCCAGTAATTTTTCTGGAAGTCCATATCCGGCCTGACCGAATGGGATAACATTAAGTTCTCCGTCAAAATATAGGACAGCGCAGACAGGAATAATTGAGCTATAGTTAAAACTTGCTGCGGATGTATATAACGCATACGCGGGAACGCCGGCATTATAAGTAATCCCGATATAATTGACTTCGTTTGTTACCAGGCTGAAAGACGCCGTCGGCACGGTATATTCTCCAAAAAATCCGGTAAATCCTGTGGCAGACCATAACTGCGCGGTACAGGCCGGCATTACATATAAAGATGCCACCAATACCTTTGGCAGTGTCGGGAAAGTTCCGGAAATACCCGCATATCTTGGAAAATCCATATACGCGCTGACTGCTGATTTGACATATACGTATTCATCGACATTTTTGGATGTTAAAACTTCGGTAATATCCTGATTCTTAGTCAATGCGGATGGCAGATCCAATTCCTCGCCGATATCCACATGGGCCAGCGCCCATTCCTGCAAGATATCATTAACCTCATCGAGATCAACGACTCCGATAAGGACATCATAATATACGCCGTCATGTAAAACTTCACAATATCTTAAATTTCTTGATGTTGCCATTGTTTCACCTGCCTTAAATTAACATTACTGCTTTTGCCATTGCCTCATCCGCGATATCATCGATATCGTCCTCGCTGAATCCACCGAAATTATTGCCTTCATCCTGCCCCTGCTGCATCGACATTCCCTGCTTATTCTGTAAAAACACGGAATCAAGAATAATCGCACCCTCGCCGTTCGGAAGAGGCGGCAGATCAATTTCTGCTCTGCATTCGTCTACAGTTTTTACACTCTTTACGTTTTTAGCCCGTAATTCCGCTTCAAAATCCTTATCCTCTGTAGTCAGGCCATTAAATCTAAAAATAAAGTCTTTGGCAAAATCGTATCCGCACGTACGCAAAAATTTATTCGCGATATAAGCAAATCCTCCCAAGAGTTCCCGGACTCCCCGATTCTTTGAAAATTGCTGCTTCGCGTCCTGATTCTCGGATAATACCTGCTGCGCCTGGTTTAGCCGGAGTCCAAGCTCGGCGGCATCGGCGCCCATAATTGAACAAGTTAATGCCCCGGTAAATTCCATATATTTCTGATATTCCATGTCCCGGTTCGTCGGCAGCATATTCAAAACTTTGGCATCGCCATTAAGCAAGGGAATATTCCACTGCCCATCCATGGCCTCGAAATTGGCAACCCATTCATCCTGCATGTCTTCGAGCTGCTCCACGGTATATCCCGATTCCTTACCCATCGCAATCGCGACTTTAGGAATGCTGCCACGGCTGAGGCCGTTGCTGTTAAATGTCAGGGAATTGATAAAAGCGACTATTGCGACATTGGCCTTTTCCGTAACGGAAAAACCCTGCTTGTAATACCGGATATCATTTAATTCATTTCCGAGGTCATAGATGAGATCGGTTTCGCGATAGGCTGCGGTAACGCCGCCTCCGCTGGAGCCGTATAATAATTCCTGAATATATGCGATTTCATCAATTGGAGGTATTTGTTCAAGTTTGGCTTTTCTGATTTCTTCGGCAAGCCTGTTGTATCCGGGGGATAGCCCGAATCCGACCTGTGAGGTACTGCCATAAAATCCTCCAGGCAGGACAGGCAGAATAGTGGCGCCATCCATAACCCAAATTGCAGCTGCCTTTCCTGATTTATCGCGCTCGATTTCCCATACGATTTTATCGATAAGGAGGCGATCGCGAATATACTTCGTAATTAAATCCTTAAAATCGTCATGCTTCGGCTCCATGCCCTTATAATCTTCACGCTTGGTTTCGGTTAGAAAATTTTCAAGAAATTCTTTTTGTTTTTCCTGCGCAGGCGTTGGAGTTGCTTTCGGATTCTTTAGCGTAATTTCCCATCCGGGAACATCTTTATCGTTTGAGATATGGCAAAATTCCATTGCCTGTTGAATGCGGAGAGTAATGATTGCGCCGACGATGCCGTTTCTGCGCTCGACAAGGCGAAGCAGCCGATCTGGAATTTTATCTTTTGGATATACGACATTATTAAAAGAAGTATTGTTCAGCCAGTCGTATTGAACGCCCTTGCTGACGCTTTTGAATACTTTTTTATCTAAATGTTTTACCGCCGCCCTGGCCTCACGAATGGCCCGGTCATAATCAAGCGGTTGCTGTATCTGATTCTGCGCCATCGTTTATTTTTTTTGCTTCGGCGCCGGGTTTATTCTTCTTTGTCGATGCCGAATCTTTCTTGGATTTTTTTACTTCTGTCTGCTCGGCATCTGTATCATCGCCAGACTTTTCTTTTTTTACTTCTTTTTTTTCTTTTAAATTTTCTAATGGAACGGAAACAACGTCCTGATCGCGGATGTAAGCGATGTCATCGAGTTCGCCCTGAGCTATCGCGATCATCGACCACAAAAACGTCAGAATTTTTGGAATATTTTTATCGCCCTTCGGCCTGAGTTGCGCCGGTGTCTTTGCGTACGCTTTGTCAAATGCTTCTTCAAATAGCATGTGTTAGCTCCTTTGCTTTATTTCATCGCCAATTCGTAGCTTTTCGCCCGAATCGATTCATATACTAAAATATTCGTTAGTTGCAGAAGATGCGTTTTATCAAAATTCCTGTCAAAAAAAGGAACAAACTTCAATTCCCTGATAAATTCCATCAGCTGATGTCCTTTCAGCGGAATAACATTCGGATTATTTTGCAGCCCGATCTTATATTGCTCTTTTAATTTTAATTCTCCGGGCAATTGCAGCGTCTTATTCCATTCCCGCTGCTGCGCCTGCGGCAATTCCCGTTTCCCGCCTGCGTAGGTCAGGTAATAGTCTTGATTTAATTCGATTCTGTAATTTCCGATCATTTCGTGTGACATGACATTATCCCATTATTTTTATAAAATTTTGTCAATTACATTTTCTTTGACAATTTTTTTTCTTCTTCTTTTTTCAGGATGCGCTGGGCCTTTATAATTTCAACCCGCTGCTTCCGCTCATTACGTTTCGCTTCAATCAATTTCTTTTTTGAATCGGATTTAGTGCCGGAGAGGACGGAGGGACGTAATTGTGACCGGGAAAGAGTTTCTAATGCATACATGTGTGCTTTTATCGCATCTTCAAATAATTCAACAGGTTTATCCGTCGGCTTCCCGTCCTTATCTTCTTTCCAGTGAAATTGCTGAACTTCCTGCGCAGTACGCGGGCATTTTGAATCATCAATGATCCATCTCTGAGACTTCATGTAATCTATGCCTCTGGTAACGCTATCCTTGCCCTTAATCGCTGCAATTGCGCCATATCCATGTTGCACCCATTCCTTTATTTTTGAAGGCTCAGCGCTGTCGCAAGTCATCCTTTCTCCTTTTCTTACAACTTTTTCCTCCTCATTCATTTCTATAACTTCTTTATTTGTTTTCTCGAATGCACATAATTCAGCGAAAGTATACATCGTTCCATCTTTGAATCCTATCTTGCAAATAATCTGAGGATGTATGTATCCGAAATCCTGCCCCGTATATACTGCGTCAAAATCTTCTTCCCTGTAAGGACATTTCCCAAATGTCCAATTCTTGAATATTAAATTGCCAAATGCACCCCATTCTCCAAGGCAATAGATGCGATAAAATTCATAATCAATCGCCTTATAACCTTCCAGCACTGACTTGTAATCGTCGTCTAAAAATTTATTATCAAGATATGTTGTATGTAATAAATACACTGAAGCTGTTTTCTGATAAGATTTTTTATCAAAAAATTCGCGCTTTATCCAATGTGTGTCCGTAATAGGATTCAATAATAATGTAATCTGGAAAGGAATCTTAGATTGTTCTCCAATACGTCTTCCGCGCAATCTAAGATTAAGCTGATTAAAATCAGGCTGAGTTATTTCGCTTGCTTCCTCGATAATTATATCGGTAAGAATTCCTTTAGGAAAGGTGAAACTTTTAATTTTTTCAACATCATCGAGCCCCTTAAATACAATCATATATCCGGTATGCTTTACCGTTACAGTCATATCGGTTTTATTTATTTTGAAAACAGAGGACAGCCCTAATTGATTTATTAATTGAATTGTTAATGCGTAGGTAGAAGTTTTGCTTGTATTTGCAACTTTTCTTAATATAAGATAATTATGACCGGGCTCAGCCAGTATCTTATAAATCATTTCCTGAAACGAATGATGCGATTTCCCAGATCCTGCGCCGCCTACGCTCACCCGGATTCTGCTTTTATCCTCAAACAGCCCCCAGAACGCGGGATTTAATAATTCATAGAACCGGCTGAAGTCAATTTTTAGAGGCATGCAAAATCAATCTTTCGTATCTTCTAAATTTTTAACCAAAGATTTTAAACGTCCTTCCGTTCCAAACGGCGTCTCACCGGAATCATCTTCCGTCATTATTTTAATTGTCGGCGTTATCATCGTCAAATCCAGCGCAATATCAACTGGCAATAATACTACATCTTTGATTAATCCTAAAATGCTCATGATTGCACCTTGTTTATTTTATTATGTTTATTTATTACCTGCTGA